GAAACAACGGTATATTAAAAACTGATAAGAAACCTAATAAACTAGGAAAAGGAAGTAAGGTATCTTTTGATGATTTAGTATCTGAAGCAGAAGATATGGATCCAAGCAGATATACAGTTAATAGCATTAAGAATAACTTTTTTACTTACTTAGAATCTTTTCAGAAAGCTAAATTTAAAAATGTTTCCGGCACTACTGATGAAGCATTAGAAAAATTCGGATTCTTTAAAGACAAATTATTTGAAATATTCAAATAAATTCTGTATTTAATTTTGTTAATGATTTTGTTTTTGTTTTAATTAGGGTTTAATTAGATTTTCTTTGGTTTTATTTTCTAATTGGATTATAGTAATCTAGAAGCACATGCAAATGATATCAAATTCTAATAAGAAAATATTACTCATAGTAATAATTATATTAGTTGTTATAGTAGTTCTAGGGATAATAGGATATCTAGTTTATAGTAAAAAAACAGAAGCATTCAAAACACTTGATAATTATGTTCCCATGAATCAAGGTGAACCATTATCAAATAATCTAAAAGATGATGTTATTATCAAAGCACAAAATCCAGTTTATAATCTAGATAGTAATCATCAAATTATTAATTTGATTTCCAATATTGCAGGAACCAAAATTTTTGCATCTTGTAATGATTCTGCAAATGGAAATAATTTAGCTATTTGTGCCTATGACATCTCTGAAAATAAATGGTCTTGTTTACAATTTGATAAAGGCTCCAAATTAAATCCTACAACCACATTACCGGAAATGATTAATAATATATCTTGTAGTAAAGACTCTAGTGTATTAATGGCATTCAATTCACACACATTATTTATTTATAATGAACCTTATAATTTGCTAAAACGATTAAATTGTCTTTATTATACCTCTGTTTCTGGAGATAGTCTTAATTGTCTAGCATTACCAACATTAAATGTTCCTAGCACAACATCATCTAGCGATAATCGCCCATCTCTTAGTTATGATAAAATGAATTTTATTTGTGCTAATGACCGCGTCTTGCTAGGTTTAAGCTGTTCTAACAAATTGTATTATGTTTTGCTAGACAATACTACTAGCGCACCAAATAGTAATTCATCTTGGTCTGGAATAGACATAATGCTTCCAAATATACCAAATTTTAACTTTAAAAACATTAATTATTTATGTATGAATGATTATTCTGTATTCATGTATTATAATGATTATAATAATAATGCAACTCTATTATATTCTCCCCTAAATATCGCTGATGGAGTTCTTACTTTATCTCTAGCAATATTATCAGTTAATCAAAACATATCTAGCACGCCTGGCACACCAAGCACTACTGTTGCCGCAATAATTAAACCAAATTTTTATTCTAATGGATTTGCAATAAATAATGATGTAATATTTGGTTTGGAAAAGCCTGATAATTCTGGTAATATGAATCTTTGGTGGTGTTCTTTAAATAATGGTTTACCACTTAGCACACCTAGCTGGAAAAATATGAATCTAGGTAATCAGCGTGTTGCTAGTTTACCATTCAATAATCTTACTGCAATAAATATATTTAATAATAGTTTAATTATCAACTACAGAACTAGCGGACAAAATAATCTTGTTATACCACTTCTATCTAATTCTAGCAATTCAACAACATCTACTACACCAAACACAACTCCCAATAACACCAATCAAATAACTACATCCACAAGCCCACAATCAACCAATGCCAATACTGCAAATGCAACTACAACAACAAGAATGGCAAGTGGTTCTAATAGCACAACCATACCAAATACAACATCTAGCACAATGCCAAATGGTTCTAATACTAATAATACCACAACCACTTCTTCAAACACTATTTCAAACACTACTCCTGATACCACACCTGGCACAACACTGAATACTACAACCACTAGTTCAAATACTAATCCGTTGAATAAAAATAATAATACCAATGGTAGTGCGCCTAGTGGTTTATGGAATGATTTAGGCGCTGCAGCGCAAAATGGTATTCGAACAGACGTTGGGGTTGCAGGTGTTAATGGTAATCTTGGTAATAAGGATAATATAAATGATTTTATGAAGGATGCAAATCTGCTAGGGAATAATATCTATGTATCACCAATGAATAACGACCAACTTTATAATCCACAAGCCAAATTATCACAACTTGGCAAAATTACTAGTTCATTTTTTCCAATGATTAAAATAGCACAATAAAGACTAAAAATAAGAAAATAGGTAATGTGAAATAAATAATTTGAAATAGATAATGTGAAATAGGTGATGTGGAATGGATAATGTGGGGTAGTTAGTGATAATAAGCTTAGCGAACTGGGGTTTCTGCACTTAGAATGTAGATAGTATTTTCAGTAACTATGATATAACTAGAATCGGATTTGTAGGTGTTGATAATAGGGGAAGTGTGTTCGTCTTCACTCTTGAAGATAATTCGGTCCTCACCATCATTTACAATACTGATTTTCCCCTTGAGAGAATCAATATAGAAATAAAAGCAAATAGGCTTCTTCGTTTTCAGAGAGAGCTTAGTAGCCTGTTGAAGAGTCTTATCAGAGGGTAGAACCAGTTGTTGAGATGCAGTGGCTTGCTGTTGTTGTCCTTGAGGTTGAGTAGGTTGAGACATTTTTAATTAATCAATTATTTAAATAATCCTAGAGGCAACAAATATTTACAATTTTATTTGTTTTTTATTTATTATTTTTAACGAATTATTTTAAATTACATAGTTCTAGATTGTCTTATTCTAGAGTCTTTAGTTATAAATTCTAATCAGAACCAACTGCTGCTAGTTGAGGATTTGCACCTCCAACACCTTTATCAAACCCATTTGGCAAACCTTGAATATTTAGAACACGCGGAAATGCTTGGACTGATGCATTTTGATTGACGCCAGGTTCTTGATTTGTTTGAATTTGATTCATATTTTCATCAGTTACAAAAAATTTGTTGTGACCTAGATAATTCTTTTCTTCTAGATTTGCAGTGATGGTACGATATGCGGGGTCTTCATAGAAATCAAACTCTGCAATCATAGTATCCTTTGGATCTGGAGTACGTTGTAAAGCATGTTTATTGATTTCATTATATACTAGCTCATCGTTGATTAAGATTGCCTTATCAGGGGTGCCATCCATTACAACTGTCTGTTTGGTTAGCACCTTAGCATCTGCAGGGAGTTGTAGCGACTTAGCATTGCTAGAATCTAAAAGGGTTGATGCTAAAAACGGTTTACCAGCAACACTAGGTGCAGTTGCTTTAACTAATCCTCTTTTGGCGTTACGAGCATAGAGTTCTTGAATTGTAATAATTATAAGAGTAGTAAGAGCAACTGCATAAACAGGATCAAAGCAGGCAGAATAAGCAATTAGGAGAGCATAGATTATCTTGACTATGGGATAATTGAAAAGATTAAGGTAATAATCTTCCATATCACTAATGAAAATTATGCGTAATACAGCGAAAATAAGGAATCCATACTTTACAAATGGATTATCAAAAAATTGTAAGAACTTATTATTCACCTTTTCAACAGTTTTCAAACTTTGATTAATATCCATCTAGCTATTTAGTAATCCAGTAAACCGCTTTTATTATAATATAATTATATTTTTTATGATGCTAGAAAACAATTACTAAAACTTAAAAATTGATTATTTAAATCTAGAATAGATTTCAAATTTAAAATAAATAAAATCGATTAAAAATAGATAAAACTAGATAAAAATAGAATAAATACTAGTATGTCTGAAGAAGAAATAAAGACTTCACTATCATCACAAGGATATGCTATTTATAAATCCAAAATTTCTACAGTAGAATTGGAATCCATAAAACAAGAACTAAGTATCACTCCATTCAAGGTGCCAGGATATGGTAGTGATGAAGACCTAGAGCCCTATGTTCTCTTTAAAGAGAACGGGGAAAAAATCTATGTACCATTCCATTATGGATTCGCTAAATACGGCATTCCAGACCGTAGTAAACTAGCAGAGCCGGAGCCGATAGGCATTGCCTTCTCTGCAGAGCGAAAAATGCGACCATATCAAGACGAAATTATTTCAAAATATATCCACGCTGCTAGAGAACGTGGTGGTGGTATTATATCAGTAGGATGTGGTCGTGGAAAAACCGTTATGGCTCTTAAAATAGCAGAACTACTAGGTGTAAAGACACTTATCCTAGTACATAAGGAATTTCTAATGAATCAATGGATTGAAAGAATCCGGGAATACTTACCAGCTGCTAAAGTTGGAACTATTCAAGGTAAATTGCTAGATATCGCTAGGAAAGATATAGTTCTAGCCATGATACAATCTCTTAGCGACCCACGAAAAGACCGAGATTATCCAGCTGATATATTCCAAGGGTTTGGGTTAGTAATTGCAGATGAATGCCATCATCTAGCAGCACGGCAATTCTGTCGTTCCCTAGCCAAGTATCCCATTCGCTACACTCTGGGACTCAGTGCGACTCCTAATCGTGCTGATAATCTGCAGCGGGTTTTTAAATATTATCTAGGTGAAATAGTTTATAAAGATGCCGAGATAATTAAAACGGCAGAAGACATGGCACTAGACCATATACCTGATTCTACAGTAGAGATATACATATATCGTCATAATGACCCCAAATATTGCAAGGAAGAATTGAATTTTAAGAAGAAACCTAACGTCGTAATAATGAAATCTAATATTGCAGAATGTGAGCGTCGTACCCGATTCCTGCTATCGTTCCTTCCACGATTAATTGGAGAAGGTCGCAATATATTACTACTAAGTTGTAGGAGAGAACATATCTTCCAGATGGAAGGTTGGATTAACGAGATGGCAATACCAGATTGCAATGTTGGATTGTATCTAGGAGGTATGAAACAATCAGACCTAGATGTGAGTGCGACCCGGCGGGTAGTAATTGCTACATATAATATGGCCGAAGAAGCTTTTGATTGCAAAGCCCTTAATACTCTCATCTATGCTACACCACATAATAACATAGAACAAGCAGTTGGTCGTGTTTTACGTGAAGAGAAAAGAAAAAGACGAGTGGTACCTTTGATAATTGATTTACAGGATACATTCTCTAGCTTTGATAAATGGAATCGTATCCGAGAAAAGTATTATAAATCGAAAGGATATCCTATGAAAGTATTTGATGTTAGTGATCCTATTCAACGTGGTACTGAACCGGCACCCAATCCAGTAATAAAGTTTATTAAGGATATTAATCCAAAGGAGAAAACTACACGAATTTGCGAAATAGATAGTAATAGTAGCAATAGTAGAAACAATAAAGGTAAAAAAAATAAAAAAGTTTCTCTAGAAGATGATGAATCAGAGGATGAGGAAGTTGAATTGGATTTTTAAAAAACACAACTAGCAACAAATGCCATCATAAATCCTAGAAACATTCCGGAAATATTACTAGCGAAGATAACAAAACTATTTTTGCCATATTCTAAGTAATTTTCTTTTTCATTTACATTTTCATTTCCACAGTTATTTCTAGATTGTTCTAGAATGTTGTAAATATGCATCCCCCAAAAGAGCCCTGCATTACACAATGGTGGAATTATTGAGATTGCAAGAATAAGCCCTACTAACGCAATGATACTAGTTTTCATAATAGCGTAATAGATACCAACTCCTGCAACACTAGACATTACTAATTCTAGCCAGATGTTATCAAATTTGAAATGGGCGCGGGTAAGCATTTCATTGGTGGGTAGCTCTTTCCATTGCGTTAGCTTGTTTGCAACACCAATTAATCCACTCACTGCTAGACACACGCCGATAAACAAGAAACAGCTGCTTGCAGAATGAATTATATCAGCTCTAGACCCGGCAATTATCATAATACACAAGGAAATAAAAGGAATAATTGCAAGTCCAATTATTTTGCTAGCTATAACAGTTTGATAATTATCAGTAAGCAAGGCTATTGATGAAATAATACTAGCTATTATTATTAAAGCAATGTTGGCATAATTGAACTTATGAACGTTTATATTTAAGGCATTAAATTGTTTTTGGATACAATTTTTCAAGTTAGACATTTCTTCTATCTCAATCTAGAAACTTGTATCCAATATGGATTTAACATCTAGAATATATGTATAATTTTTTATTAACTTAGTATTAGACCTATAACCCGAAGGGGGGAGTTAATGGACTAATATTTTTATACTTTTTACAGTTAAAATATTACTTTTTACGAGTAATAATATATTTAATTTTCGGTCATAAACTAGCCGCAGGCTAATAGATTATTGTATTACGCCAGATTATAAGCAGCAAAAATCCACAATATAAACATAAAATGCGTATCCTAGAATAATCCTAGAATAATCCCAAAAAATCGCTAGAATGGATGCGTATCTAGAAGGTGGTGATTCAATTGTCTCTAGCGGAGATGCTAATGCCACACCGCACATTGAATTTCAATTGAATCGTTTTCAAGCAGGCGAACCATTTATCAATAAATATATTCCAGAGACCGCATTATTCGCTAACCGAGAGTTTCTAGATAAAATACGGTGTCTTTATAAGGCGAATCTAGATATGCCGATATTGATATCTGGCATGCCTGGATGTGGAAAACTTACAGCAGTGATAGGTATGATGCCTCAGTGCGGCGCATACTTCCCTAGTATTCAAGATCGCCAGGATATTAGGCTAGTTAATAATTTAATTTATCTGAAAAGTCTAGACGCCCATAATTTTCCTAAGATATTGATTTATGAGAATCTATATATATGTAATATCGCATTACTGACAAATAATACTGAAATTATTACCTATCTAGAGCAGATATATAAAATTGCGCGTTCGCGAAGTATTGATGCCTCCCGAAAGATATTTGTAATTTGTCATATAGAATTATGTACTCGAGAACAACAACGCTATATAACATTTATGCTAGATAAAATTAATTCCACTACATCATATATTCTAACTACCACACATGGAAATAAAATAGATAAGAAGATTCGCACCTTTTGTGCCAATTTGCAATTTGAATATCCTAGCGAAACGGAATTTACTGAAATATTCAAATGCAATTACACAGCAATACTAGAGAAGAAACACTTGAATGGTTATTACATGAAAAAATATTGGGAAATATACCGGAATAATAAGTGGAATATAGGTCGTACCATCGCGCAAATTAAATGGCTTCTTAGTTGTCCGGATATATCTCTAGAGCGATTGAAGTTAGATGAGAATAATCGTTCTCTACTAGATAATATTGTTGCAAATTTTATAAAAAAGAAAATGAAACTAGGCGTTCTAGAAGGTGCAATGGAAATACGGAAGTTTGTTTATACCATGCTTTCAATTAACATTGATGTAGTGGAGTTCGTGCAATGCTTGGTGAGGCAATTACTAGCTAGCCGGATTAGTGTGTTATCTAAGTGCAAAATTATTGAAAAGGCAGGAGCATTTAGTGCCTGTTTACCAAAAATGAATAAGGAATTAATTGCGCTAGAAACGTTTTTATATGAAATTATTTATGTAGTTTATAGTGGTGGAGAGGATATTTAGAAAAATATTAGCCTGCGGCTAGTTTATGACCGAAAACTAAATATATTATTACTCGTAAAAAGTAATATTTTAACTGTAAAAAGTATAAAAATATTAGTCCATTAAATCCCCCTTCGGGTTATAGAAAGACAACTCAAAATAAAAAATTATACTTTTGCAAAAGTTTAAATAATATTATTACATTTTTTCTAACTTGTTAAAATATTCTATTGCTGCTTGCTGTGCATCTTTTTCATTAGTGAACGGTGGTTGATTTAATTGACGTTCTCCAACAAATACAATCCATTGTCCTGGTCTTTGTTCCCATATCTTGGGTTTATCAGGTATTCCACCTAGCATTACTGGCCCCCATACATTGGTTAAATAATTATATTCTAAGCCAGGAATAGGTATTTTATTAAGTTTATATTCTTCAATAATTGCAGCATATTCTTTATCTTTATCTGTTGATTGGTTATATCTTTGACGCAAGTTTTTTATTTCACTATCCCTTAAACGACTATAGGTGTTTTAACACCTATGGAGTTAGGGATGCAATACAGCCCGAAAACGCAGTTTTTGGGCGCTATCCGCATAA